ATCAAGCATGTGCAGCGATCTTGAAATTATATGGTTACTTATCCTTTGTCGAACAATTTAGAACATTTCAGATAATTACCTTTGATTGCCCTACAAGGTACGAGAGTAATTTACTATCTCAGTTAAAAGCATTGAACGTAGTTAAGAATGCTACATGGGATGCTGAGGTATATGCAGGAGACCCCATGCCTACTGAGGCAACTCTAGCAGTAGAAACTTCTGGATCTAATAATATTAATACTCCTGCAGAAGGACAAGCAACAAGCAATACAAGAACCCTAACTACATCTGGTGGTGGAACAGTATATGTAAAAGTTCAAAATATTAGTGGTAGTGATTTCTTTGTGTTCTCTGGAACTCCAACTGGAACATATAGTAGATTTTATAATCAAACAGGTTTCATGCAAGGTGGAACTTATACATTTGATCAAAGTGATTCCTCAAATGCGGGACATCAACTTAAGTTTTCTGAAACACAAGATGGAACACACACGACAGGTGGTACAGGTGCTCTGTCGACAGGAGTAACTTATACAGGAACAGCTGGCACAAATGGAGCAACTGTATTGACAGTTAGTGCATCAACACCATCTATTCTTTATTATTATTGTTCTACTCATGCAGGAATGGGAAGGTTCACTGCAACTCCAGATAGATATGGAACAATTAATATTCATGACTACTGGCATTTAGATAGAATTACAAAACAGGATAGGCAATATTTAAACAGACAATTTAGTGCTACATCAAATGGAACTGGAGATGGTGTAGATATTTACATTATAGATTCTGGTGTTCGTGGTGCATCCAGACCAACAGGTAACAACGCAGCGTTGCATCCAGAGTTATATGACCCTGACTTTGTTAGTGACCTTAACGGTACTGCAGAACAACAAAACTACAGAGTGTTTCAATTAAGTCATTTTGCAGGAACTTATGGATCTAACAATGAAGATGATAACGGACATGGTACATATTGTGCAATCCTCGCAGCTGGTAGAACAGCTGGAATATGTAAGGACTCAAAAATATATGCACTTAAGGCATTTAATAGTACAGTAAGTGGTTCTTATAGTGGAATACTATCAGCATATCAGGCAGTTATAGATCATAACGATAGTACAAACGGTAACTATAAAGGTAATAATCGCCCAGCTGTTATCAATTCATCCTTCGGACCTACGATTCCTACATACAACTCACCTAACATAGAACTTAATGATAGTGGAGATGACACAGGAACTGATGAAGAGATGTTAGATGATATCGAAGGAACAATAGCAGGACAGAAAAATATTATTGTTGTTAGATCTGCGGGTAACGGATTTAAAAATGCTAGTGATGTGACTGCAGGACCTTTGCAAACTAAGTGTGTAGCGGGTGCAAGAACAGCAGGATATGCAGATAATAGTAATGGTGGTATTAATAACATAGATACAAACCAAGATAAAATTACAGTTGGTGCTACATCTTACAATGACAGATGGGCGTTCTTTTCTAACTATGGATCAGGGTGCACCACTGTAGCACCTGGCGAAAAAATTCTTGTTCCTTTCTATGATTGGACTGCTAACACACCATATACAAGTACAACA